AACGCGAACGCCCAGAGGCAGAGCTTATTCTTGTCCAGTCCGCTGGCAAACCTCGTCCGTTGACGAAGTTTTCCGCCGACGAGCTTCTCCTTCGGCCACTTCATAAGACGATTTATAATCATCTTAGTCGTAGTCGTTGGTTGGCTCGCGGTGACGTGACGGACGAGATGTTGCTCAAGGCCGGGTTCACCGATTCTGGGCACCTCACCTCCGGTGACTACGCTTCCGCGACGGACAACTTGTCCATCGAGGTTGCGGAGGTCATCGTGAGTGCCCTCATCTCTACTTCTAGTGTTGTGCCTCCGTCCGTGTGCCAGCAGGCGGTCCGGATTCTTAGGCCATGGTTGTTTTACATGGTCTCGGAATCTCCCGGGTCGCCGCCTACTGAGCGCGTGGACGTTGGCGAGCCTCGCATCGGTCAGATGATGGGTTCTTACCTCTCGTTCCCCCTACTCTGTTTGCAGAATAGGATGGCATTCCTTTGGTCCGCAAGGACTTTTGGTTTGTCTTGGAAGGAGACGGTTCGAGTCCCTTGTCTGATCAACGGCGACGACATCCTTTTCCAGTCGGAGAAGGCTTTGTCGCGACATTGGATGGGGATTGTCGGCGGGCTTGGTCTTGAGGTCGAGCGTACAAAGACTAGTGTCGATGACGTGTACGGTTCTTTGAACAGTACGTTGTTACGTCGCGTCGGTGGCCACCTTCGGGTTGTGCCGACGCTTCGTTTCGGTCGTCTTCGTCAGTCAGAGTACGTGACGTCTCTTGGTCGTGAGTTCGCGCAGTTTCTTGCGGGCGTTTCCAGTAATACGCGCTTTCGAGCGGGTATGGTCTGGTTCCGGAGGAAGATTGGTTCTTTGAGGTCAACTAGATTGACTCTACATGAACTAGGCTTCCGAGGGACGCTAGCGTTGAGACTGGGCAAGCTCTTTAAGCTCGCTCTTTGGTCGAACGAGGAGGTCGCCGTGCCAGCAGCTCCTATCGGGCATAACGTATCGTTGTCTTCTGACGACTTTACGTGGGTACCCGAGGCTGAGACGACGGATGAGTTGCGACAACTTTCCGCTTTCGAATGCGCTTCTTGGAAGTACAGTCTTAAGTGGGTCGAGAGTAAGGACCGGGATATACTTCGGTATTTCCTGGCCCTTTCCTCTATTCGTCGCGATGAACCCGTTTGTGGCCGCGTTCAAGCCGTGTCTTTTGCCGCTTCGCAGTGGCAGGGGAGGTGGTTGACAAATGAGAAGAAACGGTGGGACGCGCGCGTCAGGCGCGCGTTTTTAGAAGAAAGGAAGGTGGGTGTGCGGTCGGTCGCAGTGCCCGTTCGTGTCTTGGATTTCCATGATACGATCGCGGCATCTTACGACACTCCCCCGCCGTACGAGTCGGCTAGTCTGAGTGCTAGGCGCGATTCTGCCGTCGGGCCCGCTATGGACGATAAGAAATAGTGGGTGCTAAACTCATGAAGGAAAGTGTGGAACCGGCTAAGGACGGCACTGGTGTTAGTAGGGCGGAGGCGATCCCGGGCCACCCCTCTCTAGGGAATGGTGAAAACAGGGATGTGCGTCGCCTACGATGAGTGATATGAGGCTCGTGTACCGGCTTTCGGCCATCTTGGTCGACTGTAGTAACCGAACGGTCCCTCCCCCGGGCAACTGGGAAGGGCTGCACGATATCACGAGGGTAGCGCAGTGACATGTTAGAAATAGCATTGTTGACGACTACTCGTACAGTGGCTGCGAAAGCATCATAGATGCCTAGGCAAGGTTGTGAGGCGGTTAATTCCGCGGCTCCCAAAGGAAAAGAATGGAGTGCTTTCCGTAAG